ATTCAGATTTTTGAGCCATTGCAGTTGTCTCGGAGAGGAGATCTCGAGGTAGCCTTGCAAATGGACTGTCCCCTCTGCACCTTGTTCGATCTGGTACAGAATTGTTTTCAGGTGTTGAGTATTCCATTGTTCCGGATAGTCTTGTAATTCGGGATTATTGATAGTAAACAACCAGTTTCTACTTGCCATGCAAATTGGAAAGTGAGGCGAAAGCAGAAACCGTTTTCAAAATTCAAATTTTCGGAATCGGCTCTTCTAATATTATTAGATATCTGATTGGTTATTTATGACTCTGACTCTTGAAGAGTGGTACACCCAATCCTCAGGCCGGGACCGGTTGACCCGGTCCCGTAGCTGAGGGCCCGACTACTTGCCGGCCCTCATGACTTGCCAGAATCTCGATTCCGCCGAAGGCGGTTACGGGGGGGGCTTAGTATTACCCCCCCCCGCTGAGTGAGCGTGCATACAAAAACTCAGTCACCCCTCTGCACATTTGAACTTCAACCATGCCGTTCAAATCGTTAATGCAAGCAGCATATGGAAGGTTGTATGGACAACCAAGTTATGCTCGATGGAATCGAAGAGCTGCTACGCATGCAAGACAAATTGCATCAAGAGCTGCTCGTTTGTCTCGTTTTCGGAATAGAACACGCGGAATGCGTTTTCGTTCTGGACAGGGCGTAACATCGGAACATGATGTTCGTACGATCTATCGCCGTAAGCGTATGCCTCGATTTAAGAGGAAACGTTGGGCGAAGAAGATAAAACTTCACAAACAGTTGAATTTACAGGGAGCTGGCTCCCGAACTCAATTGTTTAATTTGTCGAAGACATTTTCGAATGATACGAATGGCAACCAAGGGATTGCGTCATTCTGTCTGTATGGGTTACGAAGTGACTCTACTGATGCTGCTGACCAACCGTCAGATTCCACTGATTATCAGGATATTTATAATATTCATAATCATGAGTATAGTTGGGTCGGAGATCCTACTGCTGCAGGAGGAGTAACTGTTCCTGCTACGACAAAAATTTATTTTCAGAGTGGTGTTTTGGATCTTACAATCCGAAATACATCTCAAGAGATCGTATCAACTGGTCCTACTGTATATGGTGATGCTACCAATACATTGGAGGTTGATATATATGAAATGATTTGTTCGAAGAAATTCGTACAATATGATGATGGTGTTACTATGAGTCAATGGGGTTCACTCCAGACTTATATTAATGAATGTGAGAATGAAATGCGTGGTGTCAACAATTTGAACGCATTGGATTATCGTCATCGTGGAGCAACACCTTTTGATGCTACACAATTTCTTGCTCGTGCTGGATGTAAAATCCTGAAGAAGAAGAAATATAAAATTGGATGGGGTTCTAGTATCACGTATCAAATGCGTGATCCAAAGAACCGTGTCATGCAACGTGTGAATATGGCCAACAATGGTGGATGTAATAAGCCTGGTTGGACTCGTTTCGTTTATGTCGTGTTTAAAGCCGTACCTGGATACACTGTTGGCAGTGCATCGGTCGGTGATATTCAAGAGCGTATTTCCTGTGGTGTTACGCGGAAATATATGTATAAGATACCGAATGCAACTGAAAAGCGTGCATCTCGATATATCATTTAAGCTTGTTCGATTATATGCTTAAACTCAGTAAATCCATGAAATGTTGAATGGAATCCTAGTCTTGGTAGATAGTGCCACTTGCTTACTCTTCGTTCAAAAGAAGGAAAGTAGCAGTCACGATACCACTCATCAGGAGACTTATTAGTAGTAAGAACAATAGTTCTCGCGACAAACTGGAGCTGACCACCTTTACTTTCGACCAGCAACGGGTATCTATCGCACAGCCGTAGCAACAGGTCGAAGGGCAACCATCCGTAGTATTCGTCAATGATGACTGTCTCGTGTTTAAAGTATCCGTCCCACCATTTGCTTCGTTGTTTCCAATATGCATCGGGGTAAGTGTCCATCGCCCATTTGGACTTCCCGGTGCCGGTCGGACCAAATAGTACGTGGACTTCAACTTCGTGGTTCCTGGGAGCTGTTTTCATGGTTACATACTTTTCAAAAGCTCGATAGTACTTTACCCATAATTCAAACTCCTCATCCGCCACTTCCTCAATCGAACTGGATGCGTTGGATAACTGTTCTCGAATCTTGGATAATCTCGAGGTCGTGGAGGAGTTCCCATTCTCGTTCGTCGTTAAGGTTATCCCCACCGAGTTCAATGAGGATGTCAAGTTCTCGGGAGACAAGTCTACCCAAGTATCTTGTTCTTGCGTCCAAACCCTTGGAGACACTAATCTTGTGTCCTCCTTGCAACAATAAAGAATCGCTTGACTTCTTGTTCCCAATCGGCGTTCCCAGTGAGCCTTGGGATTCAGATTTTTGAGCCATTGCAGTTGTCTCGGAGAGGAGATCTCGAGGTAGCCTTGCAAATGGACTGTCCCCTCTGCACCTTGTTCGATC